CTAATAAAATATAAGCATCTTTATTAGATAAATTAACAAAACTAGCACCTACAGTACCTTCGTTAGCAGCTAAAACCTCAACATTTACTGTTGTTACTGCTTGAGTAACTATAGTTGAACTGTTTGCTCCTTTGCTATTTACATAAGATAATAAAGTAGTGTAAAATTCATCTGCACTAGCGGGTAAAGGTATTACATCTGTATATAATATTTTATACTCTTTTGCAGGGACTCTACCAGAATCAACTATAACAACATAATCAGAGCTTTTTTCTAAAGTAATGTTCTCTTTCTGTATAGAGTACTTATCTGAATTGCCCGAGTATATTAAGTCTATCGTTCTTTTGTTATTAGTTATCTGTATCGCCATCTTTTTGTGTTTCAGGAGTATCTTTTTGCTGACCTCTCAACATTGATTCTTCTCTAATTTCAGCTATTAATTTACCACCCTTTTCAGCATCGTGATACTTAGACAATCCTAAACTGTTTTCTCTTGCTTCATCAACAGTTACAACGGAATTAACATCTATCAAATCTAGCAATGTCACAGGGCTTTCATTTCTAAATTCTAAAGCATCTGAATCTATATTACTATGTTCCTCTATTAAATATTTTATTTCAGATAAGATAGCATCTTGATTCTCACCAATAACAGTATTCTTTGCTACTTGATACTCATTCCTAATACGTTTAGTGTCAAATCCTGTTGAATCAGAAATACCACTCAATGATCTAAACCAGTTATGAGCAACAACTAATTCAGATTCAGACTGTTCGTGCAAGTTTATCCATTCACCATCAGAAGTTTGAATTAATGGAGTAAATGATGTCCCCGAACCAGCTTCTCCAAACTGTTTAGTAATCAATAATATATCACCAGCGTTATCTTCACCTTGATGTCTTTCTTTTAAGTCTTTTTTAAGCTTATCTGCTTTATCTACACCAATATCTCCAACAACCTCTAAAACACCGCTAACACTAAACCCATTCTCTAGTCTTGATAAGTTCCATCTATTAGTCTTATAAGCAATACCAGCAGCATCTAAGGCAGCAACCCACGAAGGAATTCCATAATCAGAGAACTCAGGTTCATATTGCTTAAAGTGAAATATAGCTCTTTTATAGCCATCAATCTCCTCGAACTCAGGATATAAAGGTAAAACCTTTGCATACTTCTTTTTACCTTCATATTGTCTCCAATCTGGGTGTATAATTACATGAGTTCTATTCTTATGTATTCTTACTTTTGTAGCATCGTGATGGTAAAACTGAACAGAATTACCAGCGATTACAACTTCTAAGTAGGCATTACCAAACGAATACCAATCTTTAAATATCTTTTTTAAGACTTTTCTTAAAGACTCTCTATTGTTATTTACTTTCTTAATAAAAGATTCTAACTCAGCATTACCTTCTGTTATAAATCCTCTACCAAGAGAATAAGTAGTTTTGTTCTCTAAGATACTTCTATGAGTTACTGCCCTCCTATTTAATATAGCTAATCCTTGTGGAAATAGATTGTCGTTACCAAATGCAACGTAGTCTCTAGGGTTGTGATCTACCTTAGATTCTTCTTTAATAGTCGAAGCACTAGATGTTGTAATAACACTAGATGAAAACGACTCAATATTAGTAGGATTATTATCTAGTTGGCTATTCTCCATCTTTAGGCGATTCTTCTTCTTTTACTTTCTTAGATTCTTTTTTAGGCTCTATTACTTCAATGGAAGCGTTTCCTAAACTATACAACATAGATAAATCTCCTTGACTACACTCGGCTAAAACGTATTTCTTTCTGCCAATCCAAGTAGAATCTAATTCATGTCCCTTTTTGATCTTATATTGCGCCATATTAGTTATTTTTTAAAAGAAATAAGGGGAGTTTAAACCCTCCCCTAAATGGTTAAATTAAGTCATCAATTGCATCAGAACAAGTATGCGCCTTTGTAGTTGTCATTGCAGTTAAAGTCATTGTAGAACCAGCTAAGTCAGTTAGTTCTTTTCCTGTTGAAGTTGCGTCAGCAGACAACTTCATAGGTCTTTCAGCACCTAAAGCATCAGAATGCCCTAAAATGTAAACAGTTCCATTCATGTCTTCCATTAACACAACATACCCACAGTTGTTTCCTAATTCTGCTAATGCAGTTCTGTTAGTGTCGTTGTTCTTTCTAATGAAGAACTCTAATTCTTGAGTGTACTTTAAAGAACCGTTGATTAATTCACCGTTCTCTCTCCACTCAGCTGTATCTTGCTCAAACTCAAACTCGTAGAATACTTTTGCAGTACCCATAGTAACGGCAGCAACGTTAGAAGTATATGCAACAGAAGCTACGTCCGCAGCGTTCGCTATTGCAATCCTTTTAACACCTCCTGAGTTAGCATTACAGTCTTTTGATAATCCAGCAGCTAAAGCCATAATATTATTTATTTATATTGTTAAAATTAAAGTAGGAGGGCAGTCAAACCACCCTCCAAGAAAATGAAAGAATATACTAGTAAGCAGCAACTATATAATCCTCGTGAACGTATTGTGTACCAGCCTTGTATTCAGCTCTTACATATCTTACTTGATCTTTCTTCTCATACCAAGATTCAATCTTAGTATCGTCAGAAATACCATCTGTTCCTACAACTAAGTTTCTAGGAATAGTGAATAAGATTCTGTGAGGTCTTACTGAACCGAAATCGTTTTCGATATGCTCATCCCACTCTTCTCTTTCGATGATTGGAACACCTCTGAAAGCCATTTTCTTTTCTCCATCTCTTAAAGTGAAGTAAGCAGCATCAGAACCATTCAACGCTTCGATAGTGTCAGTGTAGTTATCAGCAACAGAAGAAGTAACCATAATTTTACCTTCTTGCTTGAATAACTTTCTTAAAGTGTTAGGCATTTTAGACCATAACGCTTTGAAAGCTGTTAAAGAAGCATCAGTCTTTAAAGTAGTGTTAGCAACATTAGCAGTAGTGTTAGCGTTAGAACCTGCTAAATTTCCTGATACGTTAGCAACAGTTGGGTCTTGTTGAGCCATTCCTGCAACACCAGCAGTAACGATTACATCAGCACCACTAGAAGTAACAACTAATTTCCCTTCTCTAGCTAAGATAGTAGCAGCGTGAGATGTTACGAAGTTAGCAGCAGTTGTAGTTAAATCAGTATCGAAAGTAGCTAAGTAATCTACTCCGTTGATGTTAACGTTAGCAGTCCCAGAAGTACCAGTTAAAGTTACTGTATCAACTTCTTTTACCGCAACAGTTGTTTGGTAAGTAGAAGAGTTTAAGTCTAAATATTGACCAGAAGGTAAAGCAGCAGAATCGAAATCATTGATGATTCTAGTCCAGAAACCATTATACTCTTTGTAGTCAGCGTCTAAAGTACCAGTTGGAACACCAGATGCTCTAGTTTCTTTTACAGTATCACCGAAGAAGATTTGTCTTTGTAAATCTCTTGCCATACCTGCCATGTAAATTTCCATGATGATTTGCTCGAACAAAGTGTCAGCAATATCATTCTCATCTACACCTTTTTTCAATAAAGATTCTTTAACATAGTTTAAGAACGCTTTACCGTTTTGCTCAACTTGAGCTTTCATATCAACAACAGATAAAGTCTTTTGTGTAATAGTAACACCAGTAGAAGACGTGAAAGAAGTACCTTGAGCATAAGCTTTAGTGATCTTCTCTAAGTTGTCGATAAAATCTAATTTTTCAGAGTTCTTAATATCTGTTCTTACAGTTACGATTTCTCTGATGTCCGATTGAACGAACAATGGTTTAATAAAATACTCTTGTACACTTTCTTTAGAAAACGACAGAGCGTGTGACATTAAATCAGCCATGTTTCTTTAAATTGTTTAGTTAAAAATTATTTACTTTTAGTTTTTGGTTCTACTTTTTTAGGTGCAGAACCACCCACCTTTTTAGCTTGATATTTCTCTTCAAAATGTGGAAAGTCAGACTCAGGAATCTCCGCTTCTAACTCTTTCCCATTTTTTATGTATTTTATTTTAATACTCATAGTTATTATCCTTTAATTTCTTTAATAAAATCAGCTAAAACTTGAGCACTTTTAGATAACTTCTTTTCTTCTCCACTAATGTTAGCATCCTCATTACCTTCAACAGCTGTAGGTTTAGCAGATAATTCAGCAATCTTAGCATCCTTTTCAGTAATGTTCGCTGATAAAGCTTCGATTTTCTCGTTCAACTCACCTAATTGTTTTTCTAAGTGGTTCTTTTCTTCTTCAAACTTAATTTCTAAAGCTTCTTTTTCAGCATTGAACTTTTCTTCAATCTGTGCTAATGCTTCTGATGCTTCTTCCTCAGATAATTCAGTTTCATTAACTTTTGGCGTTTCCTCAACTTCGTTTTCTTTCTCAGTAATCAAACCGAAAGAAACTAAAGCTTCCTTAACTTTTTCGCTAAATGATTTTTCCATTTTACTTTTTTTAGTTTTATAATTATTATATCTATTTAAGAATTGCTCAATTAACTCTGGTTTGTTGAACAAAATTTCTTCTACTTCTGGATTAGACTCTAAGAACTCAGTTACTTTAGCAGCAGTTAAGTCTTCTGAGAATAAAGATTCTGTTGCAGCAGGAGTATCCACTAAGTCAGAAGCCATTAACGCAACGATGGATGTATATTCCTTAGTAATAACTTCTTCGTTTTCTCCGATAACTTCTTCAAACCTAGACTCACCAGCTCTAAAAACGATGCTGTTACCAAACATATCAGCATTGTTCCTAGCCATGCCAAATACATAACTATACAAATCGCCTTTTGGACTCTTCTTTGCAACTTCGTCCATGTGTAAATCAGCATAAGCCTTATCTTCAATTACTCTAAAGTTTTTAAATCTTCCAATGTAAGTTCCTAAAGCATCAGAACACATATTAGGATGACCGAACCTAGCTTTAACACCTTGCTCGATTTCATTACCTAATCTTACTAAATCTCCAATGAATTTTGAATCTAAATGAACTCCATGACCTTTAGCGATACCTTCTCTTGCTAGTACCACGTTTTTGATTACTCCAATATGCTCATCAATATTTTCTATTGATAGATTCCCTGAAAAGCATACATCTGTTCTAAATCTCATATATTAAAATTGTACTAAATACTATACACTTTTACGCACTAGTGTACTAAAAGTTATACAGCGTTATGTTATGTTTTTAGAATGTAGCCATTGATTGAGCGTTAAAAACTTTCCTACTTATTGAAGACGTATCTGTAGCTACATTGATAACAGGAATTTGGCTGATTCTCATAGCTATAGCTTCCCCGATCATATCTGCTAATTCAGCTTGATTTATAGCGTTATTTTGAACTCTAGGAACAACACCTCCATTTGCAAACATATAGCTATTGTCAGGTGCTTTTCCATCAAAGTTAATTCTGTCTAAGAAATCTACGCCTACTTTATTTACAGCTTTTCTTGACATGATGTATTCACCACCTTCCATTTCAAAACCACCTTGCCCTTTAACGGTAAAAGGAACACCACCATCTCGATGTAAAGCACCGTTAACTATACCACCGTCTTGGAAAGTTTTAGGTAGAAATTTTTGAGATGCTATTGTAGCTACTTGTGCAGTACCAGTTGCTCCTATTAAAGCAGCTAAAGCAATACCAGCAGGAGGTAATACCGTTAAAGCGTTTATAACACCTAATGCTGTACCTTGAATTGCTCTAGCAATATTGTTCGCTTTATCAGCAAAGAACGCTTGTTTTGCTAGTCTATTTTCTTCTACTAACTGTTGTTTTCTCATCTTATCTATCTCATCTTGTTGTTTTTGCTCAAACTCTAATTTCTCTAAAGCCTTTTGTTTAGCAAAGTCAGCTTTTTGCTGTTCCGTGCCTATGAAAGACTCTAACTGATCGTTATGATTTATCTCGAACATTCTAGCTTCTGTAGCTAATCTTTGAGTTAAGTTGTCTAATGCAATTTGGTTCTCATACTCAACTCTTTGAAGCCTTACGTCTGCTATTAATCCTATTGTGTCAGAAAAAGCTTGAGTTAATTCAACAGCTGTTTGAAGGCGTTCCTCAAATTTTTCTAAATCTTTTTCTTTCACTCCTAAGATTACACCTAAGAATCCTTTAACCTCTCCTAAATCAGAACTTCCTGCGTTTAAGTTTATTTTTTGAATCTCACCTATTTCTTTATTTACATCTTCAATAGGCTTTAATATTCTCTCCCATCTGTCTATTTCTTGTTCTGCAAACTTCTCAGAAAGATTATCTATTGTATTTAGAAACTTTTCTCTTATTAATATTTGTTCATTTAAAGATTTCTTTTTAAACTCATCTGTTTGCTCTAGCCATTTTAGTTCGTTTTTAGTTATGAGTATTAAGTTTTCTAAATTATCTTTGTTGGCTTCTTTTCTCCATTTATAAAAGAATTGTTCGTCATCAAATTGTTTTTTTCTTTCTTTTGCTAAATCTTCCTGTTGTTTTAATAATTGAGAAGTAGGGTCACCATCTTTTAGTAACTTTTGCCATTTTTCTATCTCATTGGTTAAATCTACATATTCCTCTCCTAGGCTGTTTACTGTTTTTCTCTCTGATTTTAATCTGTTTATCTCGTTTGTTACCTCTTGTTGAAATGTCCTAGAGTCTTTTAACCTAGCTTGTCTTAATATTAATTCGCTTTTTTGCTCGTCATTTAAAGACCTATACCCCTCTAGTTGCTCTTTGATTTTTTTAAATTCCTCCTTTCTTTCTTCAGTAGTTTCTCCTAATTCACCAGTTATAAATCCTAGAACGATTTCGAAATCTGAAAGTTCTTTATTTTGTTCTCTATATAAATCTCTAGTCTTTTTTAATTTAGCTTCTTGTTGGTCGTAAAGTTCTCCACTTGCTTTTAGGAGTTCTTTTAGCTTTTCAGTAGAAGTGTTTTGAGTTGATTGAGTTTGTCCTATTTCTTTTTGTGCTCCCTCAAATTTCTTCATTATACGATAACCTCTATCTGTTTCGTTTAAGAACTCTGACATCTTATTCAAAGCAGTAGATAATATCTTAGATAATCCTTCACCTTCTCTAAGAGTAAAACCTTCAACAGAAGACTTAAACCTATCCCAGCTTCCTGACAGAGTGTTCCCAACTGTGTCTGCCATCTTATCACTAACCCCAGTTGATTCTTCTAAAGACTCTCTAAGTTTATCTACGCTATCTTTACCTTTTAGTAAAGTTAAAAAAGCTGCTTTAGACCTTTCATCAGTTAATCCAGTTGCTTTTGCTAGGTCAATGTTTCTTTTTACTAATTCCTCAAAAGCTATGTTCAACCCTTCTGAATTATTTACTGTATAACCTAATTCTTTAGCTAAATCAGATGTAGGGTCTGTAAGCTGTGACATTAAGTTTTTTAATCCAGTTGCTGCTTTTGTTCCTCTAATACCAGCGTCAGCAAGAACGCCTAGCATAGCTGTTGTTTGTTCTAAAGAAATATTTGCAGAACTAGCGATAGGGGCAACAGTCTTCATTGATTGCTTGAAATTCTCTAAACTCAAAGCACTCGAACTAAAAGACTGAGCCATTATATCAACCACTCTTGTCGCTTCCTGAGCATCTAGTCCAAAACCTCTGATAGTAGCACCAACAACGTCAGCAGAATTTGCCAAATCATCTCCTGTAATTGTTGCTAATTTAGTTGTAGCTTCCGTTGCGTTTAGTATTTCCTCAGTTGTAAAACCTAACTTAGCATAAGCTAATTGTAATTCTGCAACCTGAGTAGCTGTAAATATAGTTCCTAATGCTAATTCTTGTGCAGACTTTTCTAGTTTTTTAAATTCTTGATCTGTTGCGCCTGTAATAGCTTTTACTTTTGCCATTGATAGTTCAAAATCAGCAAGAATCTTAACTGATTCTGTGATAGCCTTAGACAACAGCTGAAAAGACTTAACTATAACAAATCCTCTTGCTATTGCCGTAAAAGTTTTTCCTAATCCTAAGAACCCTTTACTAGCTTTATTAGCACCATTTCCTAAGTTCTCAGTTTCATCGCTTATCCCTTTTAACTTAGTTTTCGCACCAGCATCATTAATTACTACCGAAATTATTACTTTTTTATTATCTGCCATTATATTACAATTTTTACCATTTCACCATTAACTTCTTCATAAACATTTTGGATATTGCCACTAACTTCTTCAACAACATGACCATTTCCTTCTCTTACAATTCCATCTCGCCCAACAGATAAAGCGTTATATCTGTTTGATTTACTTGTTCCAGCTCCTACCGCCATTACATTTTTAGTACTAGGCACTGAAAACTCACCCATTACAGTTTGGTTTCTACCTGATGCGATATTACCTCTACCAGAAACCATATTACCACTATTAGGACGAGCGTAGTTTCCTTCATTAGTTAATACAGCACTTGTTGTGTTTGATTGTTTGTTTGCTTTAACATTTCTAGCATCAACTAAAGCACCGCTAATATCTTTTATCCCTGTTACGTTCTTTGTGTTTTTAACAAACAATTCCTTATCTGAGGTAAACGTGTCTATTTCATCTTTACTTGTTATACCTTTACCTGTGTTCCAAACTTTTACATCTTTATCGTACCAATCTCGACCGCCTTCAAATTCTCTATCATTAAAATCAATAGTTTTCTCATCTTGTGTGGTATTTATTTCAATAGCACCATGATCTTCTTTCTTGATTAACTCAATAGTTGTGGTTACATTAGCAGAAGGTAGAAAGTTTTTAACACGATCTAAAATATAGTAACCCTTTATATCTGATGGATAATCTATATATATAAGCTTAGTTATATCTAAGTTATTTATATCCTTAAAAGATAGCTTAACAGGCAATTCTAGTCTAGTTGACTTTTCTATTGTATTGACAGTCTTCTCATAGTATGTTTTGAATAAACCATTGTCAGTCCAATTATTATATCCTAAATTGACCGTAAAATCATAATCATAAGAATCTAACACACTACTTAAAGAGTTTGGCAAAGCACTTGGAACGGAAGTTTTATCTTCTCCCTCAAAAACCCATTTAGGTGAATTTGAATATTGAACTCCGTAGCTGTAATAAAGTAATCTAGGTTTAAACTCATAAGCTGGAGGTGGTGCTTCTGTTGAACTAGCGTATTCAGTCCACATTCTTGATAACCATATTCCTTTAGAGTTTGAACCATCAGGAGATGTTCTTTTATTTACTATATTCTTATCTGCAATATGGTAAGTGTATGAAAATAAAGGATTCTCCATTTTCGATTCACCCTCTTCAAACCTATCGCTTAATGTATGTGTGTATTCACCAGCAACATTCTTATGTATTTCATTTCTTTCTTTTAAATAACCATCCTTATCATCGTCTTTAAATCTAAAAACTAAATCCTTGTTGTAGTCATCTAAATACTCTATTAAATATTGCTTTTTAGCATCTATTTTTTCAGTCCAATCAACAGCATTAGATTGAGTGTCGTAAAACTCATCCCTAGTTTTTATTATAACTTTTTTAGAATGAGGGTCTGTTTTTATCAATAAATTGAAGGCATGAATACATCCTTTTATATAATCAATAGTTTTATATCTATCATCTAATACGTTAGCTATATCTCCTAGTGAGTATCCATTTTTTATAGATTCGATTGGTAATACTTTCAACTCTGCGCTTTGAATATAAGCAGTTGTAGTAAATTTATCTCCTTCTGAACTCAATTCATATAATTTACTAAAACCTTCACTAACTTCTTCTGGTTCACATTCTATTTCAACCCATATTTGATCTCCACTTTTTAAATCTATATCTCCTGTGTCAATAGAGAATGGAATTTGATTTAACTTAATATTTTTAGTATAAAATAATGTTTGAACACTAACAGTTATAGTAGATACAGGGTCATTATTGAAGTCTTCCGTTAAATTTATAAACTCTTGATTTAAAACAGTTTCAGTTGATGTTACACCATCTTTTTTTATAAACTTAAAAGTATATATACCCCGATTCCTAGATTTATTGTCCAACCCAGCTAATAAACAACTAAAACTAAAGTTAGCCGTAATTGAATTATCTGCTGTGAATATATTAGTAGATGTATCAAACAAAGTAGTCGAAGGCGTTTCGGTATCAAAATCTATTTTTTGACCTCCACCAATATTTGTAGAAATAATTCTTAAAGTAGAGCCATCTAAATTATTGAAATTATAGGACAAACTATCGAAAAACGAAACTTCATTAGGCGTAACATTAGTATATAAATCTACATAAGTAACAACCGAAGACCTTGTTTCTCTCCCATAATCTATTATTTCAAATACCTTTCCTTTCTCAGTAGTAAACTTATCGTCTGCTTTAAACCTTAATATAGCGTAACTATTTTCATCAAAATTATCAAATTCAGTTTTGACATCGTTTTCTAAATAGAACCTAAAAACCCTACCGTTCTCATTCCAATCTACAGAAGGATCGCCACCTAAACTTGCTTTTTGAGTAGAAGAACCTGTTTTTTGGGTAACCAATCTCCTTACTTTATATAATTTAGTCAATATAGAATTAACACTATAAGACTTTACTCCATCTCTAGTCATTACCAAATCGTAGTCGTCTATGTCAGTTTGATCAACTTTCCAATTTGTTCCTGTAAATGGAAATACTACATTATCCGCAAAAGGATTAGTAGTTGAATTAAAGAAGTCATTATCATCAGTGTCGGTTTGAATTGTATATCCTTCCGCATTAAAAGCCTTTTCAAAGAAAGACCTCATAAAAAGTGAAGGTCTTAAATCTTGAGCAAGAACACTAGTACCACCATCACCAGACCAAGCACCATAATGAACTAATGGGAAAGTGTATCCATCAGTGTGATCGTTAGTCCAAGTACCCTCAATATTAGATTTATCTAAAGTTGCAATAGTACCCCAATCATAGCTTTGTGGTGTTTTAGCTTTCATGCCTTCCACCCAATCCATCCCATCACCTAATAAGATGCAATTAAATTCTTCGTTCCCTCTGTCGTTTACCTTCCCTAAAACTTTAAATTCCCCTGTAAATATAGGAATACCATCAGCATAAACAACAACAGGCGTTTTCTTTAATATGTTAGCACCATCTAAAATATTTGCATCATTCAAATGGTTTAAAGCACTTTTATTTTTCTTGTTAGCAGGAATCCTAAAATCTAAAGAGAAATTAGTAGTCCTGTTATTTATATCTCTTAGACTTCCAGCCGTATAGTTTAATTGTAAAGGAAATTCCCTTCCTTGCCCTACATCTAAATCTACTCCTAAGTCTGTTAATATTAATCTAATATCAGCCATTTTGTCTTCTATTTGGGTTTGCGTATTCGTAAACAAGTTTAATAGTCATTAAGTCAGCTCCTTCGTCTATTATCTTTGTTTCACCAGCTCTTACTTTAATAGGAATATAATTACTACCTTCCTCAACAAAGCACTCATATCCTTCCAATAATTCTTCTAACCAAATTCTATCAGCTTGTTTCATTGGTTGTGAATAAACTTCAAACTTAGTCCTACTATCTATATCTAAAACCCTATCTCCACCTGAACCTATAGAATACCCATCATCTAAATTCTGTTGGTAGTAATTCTTTCTTATAGTAATAGACCTATCTTTATATCCTTTAAAAGTAAAATACTCAAAAGCACCAAGTCTATTTAAGAATTTTATCCTAGTATGGTTGGTAGAACATGAATTATCTACATTGTAAGTTATCTTTTCAGACAATGAAGTAACCGAAGGTAATGCTTCTACAAAGTAAACTTGATAAGAACCAACAGAAGAATCTATAGTAGGGTCAGAAGAAGCTCCACCTAAAAAGTTTAACCAAGAACCACTAGTAGCATTTATATTACTTGCACCACAAGGTATATCAAATCTATTAGCATTAAATGTCATAGCTCTTGCGTATGTTGTAGAAGAACCCGTTGCGTTTTTACCTGTAAATGTTTGAACTATCATATAATTAGTTCCAGTCAAAGTAGTAAACCCACTTAAATACTCACTATCATTTACACCAATTTCTCTAGGATTTCTGTTATTCGTTAGGAAGTATTTATTTCCTGTTGTGGCAATTTTAAACCTGTTTAACTCATCATAAGAACCAGTTACGCCATCATATTGCCAAACACCATTAATACAGAAAAAAGAATTAGAAGTTGCCTTTGAATATGAATCCACAACGTCAGAAGCGTAATATAACAATCCTGTTCCATTAGTAGTGTCTAACAATGGGTCGAAGTACAATATCTCGTCAAACTTACAAACAATAGATTTCAATGAATTAGTATCTCTACCAATAAAACTTATGGCTGTGGAATTACTTTGTAAGTCATTAGTCAAAGTATCTAAACCAGCTATATAAGAACTAATATCGAAAGTAAATTGATATGAAGTACCAAAATCTGGGGTCAATATAATAGGACTACCTGCATTGTCAGCAGTACCATTCCCATCTAAATATATGTAACAAGCAACCTTTTTTGTGTAGATATGATCGTCATCTGAAACCAATCCAGACAAAGCACCAATATAAGTGTTTGTTCCAGTGTCAGACGTATTGTTATCAGAAGTTACTGTTATCTTTATAGGTCTGTAAGGACTTAATAAATCTCCACTTGAAGGTTGTGTGTTTATTGTTATTGCCATTTTTATATAACTTTTATATTTGGATACCTTGAAGCTAATTTATCTAGGAAGTTGCCTATAACATCCACAACGTCTTCACTAATAGCAGGTATCACTTTTTTATCTATATTTATTTTCTTTCTTTCATAAGGTATGTTAATCCACCCTAATCTTCTTCCGTTATTTGTATATCTACTACTATATGCACTAAGTTTGTTTGGGCTATTAACGATCACAGTAGGGATTCCCTCTTCCGATATAGACCTAGCAATATACCTAGCAATCATTTCTTTAGGAAGATATGGTGTAGTAGGTTTAAAGTTACGATGACTATTCATCCATTTTAATATATCCCCTTCTCTCACTCTTTTAGGAGGTTGTTGCTCATTCAACCTAAGACCATAAGATAAAGCTTCAATTTCTGCTTTAAATTGGAATAAACCACTATTGGTATTAGGAAAGTTTATGTTTATACTATCCAATAACTTACCACTGCCAACGTGTCCTTGATCTCTTAATTCCTTCTTTAAAGCTTTTTGTAAGTCAAACATAAACTTTGACATAGCTCGACCAGTCTTTGAAGTCTTTAAAGTTAAACTTCTTACATCTCTTAAAACTATCCTGTTTAAACTCATTACGCTGATGTTGTCGCTGATGCTACATTAGAAAAAGGAGATCTATTGCTTGAACTTAAACACCTTACCCTGTAGTAATACTCTGTACTACTATCCAAACCAATATCACTGTAAGAAGTGCTATCAGAAGCAATAGACGTAAGGCTAGTCCAAGTAGAATTATCAAGACTCCTATAAATCTCATAACTCGTTTCATTCGATTCCCTGTCATACCATGCTAAATCTATTTGAGAAGAACTGACTGCCGTAGCTGTAAAGCCAGTAGGTTTTTTTAACAACCTTAAACAATCATGTACTCTTACAGTAAAAGAGAATTGAACAACTATCAAATTGTCATTGTATTGATCTTGACCTCGATTTATAGTTACAGAATCTACATCTTTTATTTCAGATACATCATACATTTCTTGAATAATTTGTACTCCGTATCTTTGCAAGTCTGAATACTTTTTCCGTAAACTATCCGCATCATCTTGAAAGTATGTATCCATTATGAATAACTCTAAAACGTAATCTTGCTCATTAGCTCTAGGGTCTATTGAATCTTGAGTTGGAGTTAAAAAACACAAAGGGTAGCTCGTTGCGTGTAATTCATTTACAGCTTCTAAATCATCAAATACAAAGGTGTTTATATCAGGCGATGAAATCGCTATATCATCTATTTTGTCAACTAGCTCTTCTAGTGTCATAGGTCGCTTATTTTCTGCTGATACAAGTTTTCCGAAGCATTAGCAGTTATGTACATTAAAAAGTCGTAAAGATTAGTCTTTTCTACGCTTTTTATAGCAGACAAGTTGTTATGCGTAAATACATTCTTCTCTGCAACAGATTTTATCTGTAAGTACCAGCCAAAACCATCTAATCCGCTTGATTTGGCTGCCGCTGCATATTTAGCTTTACTTTTTCCAGCGAATAAGGGACTATAGTTTTCGTGTATGTAGTTAAGAGTTCTCCTAAGTAAAAAAAAACATCCCATGCTATGTTCATTGGCAGTTGCTTGAATCTTTCAGCACGTTCTAACATAACATCCTCATCGTATTCTTCATTATCCTTAACACATAAAATAGCGCATATATTAGCAAGAACAGAGTAATCTTTATTATCAAGACCATTCATGTAAACATCTAAATCTGCTGCTTCTGTAAACTGAATTGTACTTAAATATCCCATTGGTCTTTCTTTGTCTAAAACCTTTTTTGCTCTAGGGAAGTAATAAGTATCTCCTTCAAAATCAAAAGAATCTAAACCACTAGGTTCTATATCAATAGGTGCATACAAACAACCAATAGCAAATTTAATTAAGTAAACATTAAAGAACTGTTCCCTTGAATCTCTATCTATCTGATTTATGATTTTTCTATCAATATCACAAAGAACGCCAAGCATATCTCCATAAAACTTAGGAAAAGTTTTTAAAGACTCGTTTTTACTAAGTTCAATGCTCTCTAATTCCTTTTTATCATTAGTGTAGATATAACCTATTATGTCTTTTAACTTTTTAGGTGCGTTATCTACGATCTGTTGGACTTTTACAAACTTTTCGATAGTTAGCTCACTCCACTCGGTAATAACGTCGTACTGCTCATCTAATACATCTATTTTTATCATAACATCTTTATTATATAAAATCAAAAACTGTTTCGTTTCTTCCTAACTCGAACCACATCCGCATCATCATGGCATCTGAATAGTCTGGTGATCTTTGAATCATGTCTTTTATTTGTTCTTTTGGTAATACTGCGTTTTTACCATCTTTCTCTATATGTCTTTTCTTTACCACTTCTAATTCCTGAATAAGCATATCTTTTATTACCTTGTCTTTAGGCATAAACCAAATCCTACGCTCATTTATAAAGTTTGCTAATAGAAAATAACATTGAGATTTTAAGTTTTGATAATTATGATCTCCATTACCTCTTTTTATAGCTGTCTTATT